GGTGTAGGGCGCCGACCGGCCGCGCTGAGCTTCGCCTCCCACTCGGCAAGCTTGCGCCATGAGCGGTACTTGGCCGAACTAATGCGCCGCCCCTCAGCCACCGTGGTGTTGTGGTTGCTGGTAGGCGGGTAGCTGATGGTGAGGTGGATGGCAGTCACGCCCGCCTCCGGTCGAAGACGGGCGTGTCCACCTGATCAAGAAAGCGCTGGCGAGCATCCGGGCCGGCTCGGTTCCACGCGCTCATAAGCGCCGCTAGCTGCCTCTCTACGGCCTCCGCGTCATTGAGGGGGTCGGGCGCTGGGGAAACAGGGCGCAGACCCCGCGATGCGATTTCGGACAGTTTGGCGCGCTGTTCGTCGCGGGGGGTGGCGGCCAGTTCGTCGAGAACGACGCCCTTATCGAGCGCTGTGCCAGTGACTTCCGCTAGCAGCCCTGCATCAATGCACTTCGCGCGCCGGAGGTCCCGGCGAACCGTCCGCTCATCAACGCCAAGTTCATTCGCAGCTCGACGAGCATAAGACGTCTTTTCGGACAATTTGTCCGAATTCTTCGGATGGCCTCTACCGGCCAGTACGTCACCCCGCCGGATTAGGATGGCCTCCCTCCGCGCGTGATGATCGGCCCGCTGGGCATCGGTGAGTTCAGTGCGGGCAAAATTCTCATCGATCTCCCAAAGCTCGGCGAGGTCATCGTCTTCATCGATCACGAAGCATTCCGCGGCATCATCCCCAAGCTGGCGCAGCGCCTCCAACCGGTGCGCGCCAGCAACAAGGATCATCCGAGTATCCGGGCCTTCCGCCCGGCTCATGACCGTGATCGGCGTCTGAAGACCAATCTCGCGGATAGAAGCCTTCAGCCGTTCAACGTGCTGAGGATCGACGGGGCGGCGATGAGCCCCCACCTCTATCCCATCCAACATGAGCCGGGCGGTACGCATGACTAGGCGCCCGCGACAGGGAAGTCTTCGGCGGCCGGGCCATACCGGCGCCACACGAGCTGGCCGACGCTGCGATTTTGCAGCACCGCGTTGAACGCCTTGATATAGAGCGCGGCTTGCTCGACGGCCGGGATGTTTTCACGCTTGGCGGTGTGGTCGATCAGCCGCTTGCGCAGACGGAACACCGCCGACTTGGGATCGGAGATGTTGAGACCCGTCTTCACGGCCGCGAGGAAGTCGTCCGCGACCTGTTCGTTGATGCGCCGACAGACGTAGTGGGAACCGCCCATGTAGCCGATGCTTGCCCGGAAGTCGGAGCTGAGCAGCGACGCTTGGTGTAGAGTGTCGCGAATGTTCGGATGCTGCTCCAGCGTCTTGAGCAGTTGCTCCATTGTCGGCCGGTTCTGGAAGTGACGGTCGCCGTCGTAGGCCCACACAAACTGCAAGGCGTGGGCCAGCGTATTGTAAGTTTTCTCGCCCATCATGGCGAGGACTTGGCCCGGCGTCCGCGCCGCACCCTGATCGACAGTGTGTCGGCTGTCCCGCTCGACGCCGAACGTCAAGTGCATGGGGATGGCCATGCCGCTTTCGATAACACCGTTCAGCCGATGCTGGCCGTCGTTCAACTGGCCGTCCGAAGAGATGATGATGGCTTCGCCGTTGAGCAGCCATTCGCCCCGAAGCATCGCTCGGGCATAGGCCTCCACCGACCGGCTATCGCCCTTCCATCTGAGCGGCCGATTGCCAGGATTCCGATCGAGCAGCCGTTGGGCGAGTTCGGGTGTGACCGTTGCGGTGACTGTGAATATTTCGTCCGCGCCGCGCTTCAGCCACGTGTCCAGGCGATTGATCGGACTGTTAGGGTGGCGCACGGGCGGCGCTCCAATAGTCGGCTCATGGTTGTCTGCAGGGGGGGATTCAGCTAACATGGGATCTCCTTGATTTGGGCGCGCACGCCCGCTAGCCCCGCCGCTCACAACGGCGGGGTTTCTCGTTGGCGCAGGAGCGCCGGATTTCCACGATAAGCGCCCCATTCCGCGCCAGGCTGCTGGGGCTTTCATCGGTTCACCCCCGCCAGCGCCCTATGGATCGCTTCCCGAAGCTCCTTGCGGGCTTTGGTTGCGACCTTGCGGACACCTGAGGCTGCTTGGGCCTTCAGGCGCTCTTGGTGCTGGAGTGCGGCGTGTTCGAAGAGGGTCATCGCGAGCCCTCATCGAAGCGACGGGGCTCTAGCGCAGCTCGTCCACCATGTTCAGCAGGGCGCTCGCCGCCTTGTTCGCCTGAAGGCCCAAGCCGCTCAGCAGGGCCAGGGGAAGCCACAGAAGCAACAGCAGCATGATCGCCGGCCATCTGAGCCACGCGGGCGATCTGGGCGTCGTATTCGGCGCGCTCACGGGACAGGCGCTCCCTTTCTGCACGGAGGAACGTATCAAGAGCCGTCTGGGTCATGATCTCAAGGATCGTGAGCCCGAGCCTGAAGCCGCCCCTCGGATGATGGAGTATCTTGTCTATCGTCGGCTGGCTGGCCTGGGCGTACAGGACGCCCCTCGCCTCGCCTGCCGTAAGGTCCCACTCATCCTGGATTGCGCAGAGGGTGTTCGTCCTCCAGCGGTTCCGAACGTATTTGGCCCAAGCGTTCTTCGTGCTCAGGCGCAATGAAGAATGCCGGATATTGTTGTCTGAGACTGTCACCGCGAGCCCCGTCATTGTCCCACCTCGTAGGAGGGACGGACGTGACGAACGCGATGCGTACTGAGTACCTGACGGCCGCCAGGAGATTGCGTGTCCTGGCGGTTCGTCGCCCCGATTGCGCGGGGTTCAAGAAGCTGGCGATTGCACTGGAAGAACGAGCGACAGCGGGTGTTGGAAGCGCCCGCGTCGTCCATTGATTGATGTAGAGGCCCCCCGAGCATGGCTGTCAGGGCTTCCACGGCCGCATGGAGGGGAAGATCCACAGGAAGGCGAGGCAGTTCATCCACCCGGCCATGTGAGAGCCAAAAGTGGAGCCGGTGAGGTGGTTGATGATGCCGCCGCAGAAGGCGACGGCCAGGATCGCGGCAAACCAGACGCCTACGCGGCCTGCGATGCGGAGCGTACGACCCCCCATCACCTTTCTCCCTGAGGCTCAGGTGACGCGAACGAGCGCAGGAGCTTGTCGGGACGCTTCGATCCACCACGGCCTGCTGAGGCCACGCTTCCCTTACGGCCGCCTTGCGCGACCTGATCCATCAGCTTGGGTGAGGCGAAGGGGGCCAGCTTCATGCGGCGAGCACCCGTGATACGGACACCTGATGGGCGATAACTTCGGGCAGCTCCGAACGCCTACCCTGGCGTGTGGCTATGTGCCGCACTGCCAAGCTTCGACGGCTTTTTGCCTTGTTTTCCTTACCCCTGGTTGCGTTGATTTTCGCGTCACAGGGGAACCGCGCGATGTTGACCGACCCAAAAACCGCCTCTGCTGCGTTACCGGAACCGACGACAGAGCTCCGGGGCGTGGCCGAACTGGCCGTAGAACTGATCCGGCTCAGTGGGTACGTGGATGCGCTCTGGGCGGAGATTCCGCCCGACCGACGAAAGAAGCTCCGCAAGCGCCTCGTCGATGGCCAGATCGCCGCCGTGGAGCGCATCGCAAGGCGCACCGATCGCCAATACGAGCTGCGGCGCCACATCGTGCTCCCCACCAGGGTCCCGACCCAGCAGCCCGCCGTGGAAGCCGCCAGACACCGCTTCAGGGCGTGGTGGGACTGGATCGCCCCCTTCCTGCAACGAGACGCCGAGCGGGAGTGAGCCGTGGGCCGGCGGAAGGAGTGTCGCCGCGACGTGAAGGAGCGGTTGGCGCTGATCGCAGGCGACATGGAGAGCGCGCTCGACGCGCCCATGCCGATCCGAGCGCTAGCCGTAGCGGTCCTGGTGCAGTCGAAGAACGCCGTCTTCGTCCGATGTATCAACTGCGGCGGCTGCCGAATGATGAGAGAGGCGGTCAATCTCTATCGCCCCTGGCTAGGATTACCTCAGCCCCCGCCTCCAGCCTCTCAAGGGTCTGGACAATCTTCGGGCGCCAGTCCTTAGCCCGCCATTCGATGAGCGTGGTGTATGGCACGCCCGACACGCGGGAGAACTCTGGGAGCGCCCCGTCCGCGGAGCCGACCTTTTGGATACGTTCGATGGCGCGTGCGACCTGAGACATGCCCGCCATTCTACGAACGTTCGTAGATTTTGCAAGTCTCCTTCCGCAACCTCGGAGTTACGGAGGATCGGAGATTGCGCCATCAAGAGGCATGGGCTCGGAAGTGTCACAGCGACGGAAAGCCGCCTTCATCGACTGGATGGAGGCGAACGATCTGAATGTGAACCGGGTCGCCAAAGCTACCGGCATTTCGGTCAACACTCTCTACAGCTACGTCAACGGTCCGACGCAGTTCCTGACCGTCGACAAAGAAGCGAAAATCGCCCGCACGTACGATCTGCCCGTTGAGGCGATCTTTGGGCCGGTCGAGATTACGCCGGACATCGAACCCAACTTCGTGCAGGCGTGGAGGGAGCATTATCACCTCACGCGTAAAGAGCTGGCGAAGCGGATTGGGTCGACCGAGGAGAACATTCGTCTCCTCGAAGAGGGGCAAAGTACTTTCTCTGCTAAGTGGCAGCGCCGGATCGCGGACGCGCTCAAGGTGGGGGCCGGCTACCTGCATCACCACCCCGACACGCTTACGAAAGACGTTCTCACCCTGATCGGCATTCCTGAAGAGCGCCAGGAGTTGGCCAGCCAGGTGATGGAAACGTTTCGGGTGGCGGGCTAAGGCACCACTCCTTGCGGCGCTTGGCCCCTAAAGCTTAGCCGTGCAAACCTCAGCCCCCACGATGGGGGAAGCTCATGAACAGGGTCGTAGTTGCTCTAGGCGGAATCGCAGCAGCGGCGGTCGTGGTGTTGGCTGTAGCCGGCAGTCGCGCGCCCTCGCAGGCCGCCGCTCCGGTGTCGCCGCCATCGCCGCAGGGCCGATACCAGATCGTATACAGCCCTCACGCCGCCCGAGACACGTTCTTGCTCGATACACAGACAGGCCGGGTGTGGGAGGTGGCGCGGTTCACATATCTGAACGGCGATCCCGCGATCTGGGACCTGATGGATCGCATCGATTCCGAAAGTGATCGGGCTGCGGTCAACGCGAAGTACGGCCCCAAGCCACCGGCCACCAAGCAATAGCCTTCAGCCATATTCGGTACGCCTGCGGCCGGCTTAGCTGACGCCCAAGGCCGCCTGGGCACGTCACTACCACGCATATTTTCTACGATAGTTCGTAGATTTCTGTTGTGATCTACGAAGGTTCGTATATGCTTCTCCCCATCACCGCCCACCCCGGCGATGGAGGAGAGAATGGGTCCCTGTACTTCCGAACGTGCGGCAGCCCTCCAAGCGGCCTGCCCCGCCGACGTCGAGCCATCTGCGGCTCACGAGCCCCAAGACAGCCTCGGCCTGAAGTGGGGGTCGCTGAAGTATTGGGACATCAAGACGCCCGCCGCCGTCGCCGCGCTGGAAGCTTACTTCAAGGCGGGAAAGCGGTCGCTCAGCGCCATGGCCCAGCGGGACAATGACGCTCAGAAGAAAGCCCTCTGCGACCTGATCGACGCCGTCGATTGCCCGATCTTCAACGACTGGTCGGGCGAGGAGATGAGCAAGGAAGCGGCGAAGGCGTACGTCCTGGAGTACCGCCGGTGAACGCCCTCCTCCCCCACCCTAGGGTTTCCGAGCCCAGCCCCCGCCACAGGCTTGCCGAGGCGTACAACGACGCCAAGGCCGACTTCTATGCCGCCACCTACGAGCGTCATGGGCCGTCGGAAGCGGTTGAAGCCGAAGCCTACAACGCCATCGAGGAGCTTGGGCAGACGGCGGATCGGATCGTCGAGCTGACCCGCGGCTTCTGGCGCAAGACGCGCAGGACGCCTGCCCACGTCCCGAACGGCCCGGAATGGTCGGTTTCCGAGGCTTCCGAGCGCATCGCCGAGGTTATCGCGGAAACCCTCACCGAGGAAGCCGCTGCGGTCCTGATGGCTGCTGTTCGTCGCGCCAGCCTGCATGGGGAGGCATGAGGATGGCCAAGAAAGCCGCCACCAAAGAACGTTTCGCCAGTCCGGCTGAAGCCCTGTTCGAAACCTGCGTCCGCGTCGAGCACATGATCTACGTCCCTTCGCTCACGGTGGACGAGGAGTCCTATTGCGACACCTTCTGCGAAGAGTTCGTTGAGGGCCTGCCCGAGCGCAAGGACGCGCCGATCTACCGGCAACTGCCGAAGCTGAAGCGCTTTGCGGAAGCCGACGAGGGGCCGGAACCCTGGATGGTCGCCGATGTTCTACGCGGCCTCCCAGGCTTCATCGTGCAGGCGGCGGCGCCATGCCGCTCCTACCTCAAAGACGGTAGTAACGGCTGGACGTGGAGTTGGGGCAACTACTGGACGGAATGGCTCTACGCTCCGACTGAGGCGGACATCGCGACCCGCTGCGTCGAATGGGCGGAATGGCGCGCTGAGCAAGATCGCGCCGCCTCCCTGAAGGCCGAAAAGTCCTCCCCCCCTCTCCATGGGGAGGGGTGATCGTGGGGGGAGAACGCAAACTGTCGCCATGGCCGGAAGCCGCTGAGGACGAGGTTCACCGCCTCACTGTGGCCCTGGCGGACGCGAACCGCGAGATCAAGCGGCTCAGCGCGCATGACGACTGGCGCCGGATCGCTCAGGGCTTCACGCCCGGCGGCTCCGAATATCAGACGCCGGCCGAGGTCGAGCGGTTCATGCGCCATTTCCGTGAGAGCGCGCATCGGGCGAAAGTCGACCGGGAGCTGGCCCGCCGGGCGATCCGAGACTGGATCGAATATCTGGACGTCGATAGCCCCGGAGACGTGGCTGACGAGGAGCGAATCCTTGCCGCCATGCGCGCCGCCCTCAAGCAGGAGGGCTAGGGAATGGCTGGGAAGCATACGCTCCGCCTTACGGACGACGAGCTGGCGACTGTCAAGGGCGGGGTCGGCGAGTTGCGCCGACAGGTCTTCGAAGGCTGGAAGGCCGCGCCGCTCGAAAGCGATGAGCGCCAGTTCTACCGCCGTCGGATGGATGAGTTCGACGCCCTCCTTGAGAAGATCGAGGGCGCTTTCATCGCTGACACGTCCCAAGACGCCGAACCCGACGAAGAGGACGAAGCCGACCCCCGCCCCTCTACGGATGGGGGGGAGTGATGGGGAAGGTCCTTCCGCTCCGCCCGAAGGCTGAGCCCGAGCGCGCACCGCCTGAAGCTCCCCTCGCCTACGTCTCTCCCCCGGCGAACGCAAAGGCCGCGTGGGACAGCCTCAAGACGAGCCTGGCGCAGGTGAACGGCGCCCTGTCGGGAAGCTTCACCACAGCCGGACGGCTTCATGAAGCCCAGGCCCACCTCGCCCGCATCGAGACCGAGGCCGCCAAGATCAGGGGGATGCTGTGACCGAGGAAGAAGCGAAGTCTGTCCGCACGGGCGACGTTGTCCAAGCTGAGCCTGGGGGCAACTGGAACGCCTGCCTAGTGATCGTCACTGAGGTGAGGTCATGGGGCGTTCAAGGCTTCACGCCGATCCCACCGGATGGGGGCCAAGCGTACATCCGACTGACATGGGACCAGATCGAGGCGACGGGCGGGAGGGCCGTCTTCATGCCTGCGCATGAGGGCCAAGATCAATGATCCGCCATTCACCAACTGGATCGCCTCCCTTCCTGCCTCTCCTTGGATTTGCATGGGGATGATGGGGCTTTGCTTCGCCTGTTACCTGGGGAGCTTCCTCTAATGGCTGACGATCATTCCTTCGAGATCGAGCCCCGGACGTTCATCGAGGTTGGCGATCCTCCGATCTTCACCGCGTCGAACGGCAAACTCTGGCGCCGCGGCGTCTACCTCGACCGGGAAATGGCCGAACGCCTGATCCCGCTGTTCGAAGAGCGCGCCGACATGCGCGACCTGGCTGAACAGCTCCGATCCGCAATCCGTGAGCTGGCCCGATGAACGACATGTTCGAACGCCTCGCCATGTTCGAAGCGAAGGTTGAGCCCGACCTGAACTCCGGCTGCCACCTGTGGTCGGGCTCTCAGAACAGGCAGGGCTACGGCAACTTCTGGCACGACGGCAAGTGCTGGAAAGCCCACCGCTTCGCGCACGTCGTCTGGAACGGGCCAATCCCCGACGGCTACGACGTCATGCACCTGTGCGACACACCCTCCTGTGTGAATCCGGCTCACCTTCGCGCCGCCACGACTGCCGAGAACATCCGCGACATGTGGGCGAAGGGCCGCGGTCCAAACCGCACGGGACAGGGAAACGGGCGGGCCAAGCTTACGCCCTTCGGGGTCGCCTACATCCGAGAAATGGCCGCGCTCGATTTCTCGACCGCCACGATTGCCAAGAAGTTCGAAATCAACCCCGCCACCGTTCGCCGCATCGTTCGCGGCGACTACGGCGGATGGAGGCAAGCATGACCTTCAGTCCAGAGCAGACCAAGGCGCTTCAGGCGCCGCTCGACGCCAAGCGGGTCGCCACTCGCAGCCAGTCGGGCCGGGAACTGTCGTACATCGAGGGGTGGTGGGCCATTTCCGAGGCCAACCGCATCTTCGGCTTCGACGGCTGGAACCGCGAGACGATTGACCTTCGACCCGTCGCCGACCCCCGCGAAGTCGATGGCAAGTGGCGCGTCGCCTACCTCGCCAAGGTGCGGATCACCGTTCGCGAGCGTGACGGCGTGATCGTGCGGGAGGGCTGCGGCTACGGGTCCGGCATCGACCGCGACCTGGGGACCGCCCACGAGAGCGCGCTCAAGGAGGCGGAGACGGACGCGATGAAGCGCGGCCTCATGACCTTCGGCAACCCGTTCGGCTTGGCCCTCTACGACAAGACGCAGGCGAACGTCTCGACGGTTCCTGCGCCCCCGCCTCGCAACGGCAACGGCCCGGCGCCCGAAGGCCACGACTTCTGGGGCTGTGATGGCCCCGGCATGACGGCTCATGCCGCCAAGGTCGCCAAGATGGACGTGCGGCACGAGGACATGCGGGCTGAGATCGGCCGGCTCTCCAGCGGCGCCGAGTGGCGGGCCTGGTGCAAAGCCAACGCCGAAGAGATCGCCAAGATGCCGAAGGCTTGGCGCGTGGTCCTGCGGCAGGAAGCCGAGGAGCAAGCAAGGGAACTCGGCATCGACCTCAATCAAAGAAGGGCAGCCTAAATGGCCGGCAGCGTCAACAAAGTCATCCTCGTCGGCTCGCTCGGCCGCGACCCTGAAATCCGCACGCTCAACAGCGGCGACCGCGTCTGCAACCTGCGCCTCGCCACTTCCGAAAGCTGGAAGGACAAAGGGTCCGGCGAGCGCAAGGAAAAGACCGAATGGCATCAGGTGGTGATCTTCAACGACGGGCTCGTGAAGATCGCGGAACAATACCTGCGCAAGGGCTCCAAGGTCTATCTGGAGGGCTCCCTTCAGACCCGCAAATGGACAGACCAAGCGGGCGCGGAGAAGTACAGCACCGAGATCGTCCTACAGAAGTTCCGTGGCGAACTGACGCTCCTGGACGCCCGCGAGCGTAGCGACGCCGAAGAGCCCGCGTCCCAGCGCATGTCCCGTGAGGGCCATGGCGGCTACCGGGACGACGATCCGAACTCGATCCCCTTTTAGGCAAGGAGGGCGCCCGGCGTGCCGAACAAGCCGCCGGGCGATTGCCACATGCTGCACATATCCGACGAGACGTGGACGAAGGCGATGGAAGTCCTGGCGAGCAAGCGCCATGCGACCGCCAAGCTGGCCTTCGAAAGCCTCACCCGCCAGCGCAAGGCGTTGATGGCCCGCCTTGAGCGGGAGTCGAACGCCAAGACCCAGCGCGAGCGGGAGACCTACGCCCTTTGCCACCCGCACATGGAGGCGTTGGACAGCCTGCTGAGCGCGGCGGAGGCCGAATACTACGAGGCCCGCGACGAACGGGACAGCGCCCAGACCATCATCAACACCTGGCAGACGCTGCGAGCCGACGCCCGAGCCGTGGAGCGGATGCGGTGAGCGTGGATATCAGCAAGATAAAGCCGGGCGATGAAGTGACGGTGCTGTTCACTGCTGGCGAGCCCTACCGTCAGCCGTTCATTGATCGCCAGGACCTCACCGTGACGTTCGGCGAAGGCTTGAACAAGGTGACGTTCTGCGTCCCCGCCTCCCTTGTCGTCTCCCACACGCCCCGCGCCCTGAAGGTCGGGGACGTCGTCCGTGTTCCTGCGCATAGCGATAGCGTGACGGGCGAAGTTCTCGCGGTGGACGGGCAAGAGTGCTGGGTCCGCTGGAGAAATGGCCGGCGCTCGACGTGGGGTGTGGACGTTGTTGAGCGGGTGCAATCTTGACCCCCTCCACTATCTCCAACTCCCCCCGAGAGAAGGTTGTCCCTGAGGAGCGGAAGAAGCTTTCCAGGCGAGCCGTCCCCGAATGGATCGGCGCCCATCCGGATGTAGCCATCCCGCGCAAGGTGAAGGCCCGCATCTGGGCTAGGTGCGATGGTCGCTGCGCCCTGTCAGGCCGGAAGATCCAGCCCGGCGACGCCTACGACTTCGACCACATCACCGCCCTGGCGAATGGGGGCGAGCATCGGGAATCCAACCTGCAGCTCGTCTGCCGGGAAGCCCACAAGGCCAAGACCCAAGCCGACCGGGCCGAACAGGCAAAGACCGAGCGTCTGCACGCCAAGCATAACGGCTACTTCCCGAAGTCGCCGACGCCGCTGCGGTCTCGCAACACCTTCAAGAAGCGGTGGCAGCCATGACGGCCTGTCCGTCCTGCCGTGGAAGCGGCCGACAGATCACCGAGGACAACTTCAGGCCATGCCCGACGTGTGGCGGCGAAGGCTCTTTGGAAGCGGCGATCAAGCGCCGGGCGACTGAGGCTTTCGGCATTCCGTTCGACGGCCAGGTCCGCCCTCGGCAAGCCAAGGGGAGGAAGTGATGGATAGGGCTCTATGTGGCGAGCCGTCCTCGGATGCTTCCGAGAGCGCACGTCCAGCCGTGAGCGTCGCTGATGTGCTGAATGCGGCGGCCGACCTGATCGAGCCGGAAGGGCGGTGGACGCAGGGCACCTGGGCGCGCAGCAGCGTTGGCGACACCGACCCCATCGACGATGCGATCTGCTGGTGCGCCTACGGAGCAATCTATCAGGTCTGCGGCCGGAAATGGACCCCGGAGGCCAATGCAGGGATGCGCCTGCTCTGCGGCGTCCTTCGTCTTGGCGCGACCGACCCCATGGGCAGCATCGGCCTCTGGAACGACAAGGAGGGTCGCACCCAAGCTGAAGTCGTCGCCGCACTTCGCGAAGCCGCGCGGCCAGCGGCTGGGCAATCCCCCTCCGGAAAGACCGAGGACGGCACGCGAACCCAAGGCGATTCCAATGCCTAACCCCGACATCAAGGCCCTTATCCAGCGGATTGAAAGGGAGGGGGCGAGCAGGGAGAATGAGTGCTCCCTGGCTGTCACCGCCGATGGCTTTTTCGTCTCTGGCGAAGATGGGTGGGGGCGGCCGAAATACGCCCGGCGCGACCCAGAGACCGGCGGCGTGATCGAACCCGGCCAGGCGCACGACATGCTCGTGCCCCGCTACCTCCACTCGCTCGACGCCGCCCTAGCATTCGTTGAGCGGGCCGCTCCGAACCTGTCCGTTGAGAACCTCGGTGAAATGTCGCCGGACTGCGGACCGCTCGCTGGTCACTGGTTGGCCCAGCTTCGGCCGCGCGTGCCCAGGCCGCGCATGACCGGCGCCATTACCCCGGAGAACCTCCTGTCCGTGCTCGACGGGTTCGAGCCCGTCAGCGCGCCCACACCCGCCCTCGCCCTGATCCTCGCCACTCTCCACGCCCTGGCTGCGGAGGCCCACCCCTCATGACCACTTCAACAGAAGCCATGCGCAATGCCGTGAAGGCGATGAAGGCGCTGCTCAGTATCGCAGAATCGGATGCGGCTTTCCAAGGCGCGCACCCTGCGCGTGATGCGGCGATCTACCGTGGGCAGCAATCTGTCGAGGCCCTTACCAAGGCGCTGGAGGAGGGGGAGAAGCCGCAGCGCATCCCCGTTGTCGCGACCTATGGCGAAGTCAGCAACGCGGCCATCAAGTGGTGCGGCGAGAAGGACCGCGAGACCTTCAGCAGCGACATCCAATATTTCCACAACAACTGGCCGTCGCTGCCCGGCCTATTCGCCTACGTCCAAGCCGAGATCGAGAAGCGGCCCGAGTTTGCCCTCCCCACCTCCCCAGCCGTAGGGGCGGGGTGGAGGCCGATGGAGACGGCGCCGCGACCGAAGGAGTGGGAACCTCAAGCTCCTGTCCTGCTGGCTTGGACTAGGCGCGACGGCCCGGCTTGCGTCGGCGAGGCGTACTGGCACCCGACGGACCCGGTTGACGGTGGCTGGTGGTGGGCGAACACCGGCCCCGGCGACTATCACGCTGACTGCATCGCCAACTGCATCACCGGCCACATCGTTGGCTGGCAGCCCCTCCCCGCCCCTCCCCCCAAGACAGAGGGAGGCAGGTAAATGTCGGACCGCAAGGAAACGATGACGCTCAACCTGTCGCCCGTCGAGATGCGGGCGGTAGAGGGAATGGCGGCCGACGCCGAGCTTTCGAAAACGGCTCTCATTCGTCAGGCCCTACGCGTCTACCAGCTCGTCACCAGCCGGATCAAAGCAGGCGAGACCCTGACGTTCAGTGGCGACAAGGAACGCGTCGCCCTGTTCGTCGGTCCCGGCTTCAACGCCCTCCAACCCCCTTCAGGAAAGGCCGGCTAGATGGCCAAGGTCGTCGGGCGCGATGAAGGCGCCGTGAAGCACATCACCTGCCGAGAGTGCGCCAGTCGCCTCGAATACACGCCCGGCGAGGTTCGCACCCTTTGGAGCGGCAAGGACTACAGCGGGGGCTCTGACGGAGCCAAGGGCTTCGACTGCCCGAACTGCGGCAAGCAAGTCATCACGGAGCGCTGGTAAGCCATGACCTCCCCCTCCCTTACGCTGAGAGAGCAGATCGAGCAGGCGGTTCGAGCGGCCGTGACACGCAGTCTGGCGGCCGAGTTAAATCCAGTGTTGGGACAAAAGCTGGAATACCGGCAGGCTGAGCGCAAGGCCGCACGGGAGGAAGCCACAGCTTCAATCCTCGCCCTCATCTCTCCCCCTGAAGGGGTAGGGTCGCTGATCGAGAACATTCGGGCGTATGCGGCCGATGATCCTTCTCCGGCACGAGCAAGCGACCTCACCAAAGCCGCCGACGCCCTTCAGCGCGCCTACGCAGGGGGCGGGGAGCAGGCGGCGAGGTTTGCCTCGGGCCTGGACGAGCAAGACCTCATCCACATCAGGACCGAAGCCGGACGCGAGGTCGAGGGGGCCGCCAGCCAGAAGGCTCCGGTCTACAAGGGCGCGCTCCGGCGGCTGCTGGTGGCCTACGACTACATGGCCGCAAGGTCCGTCCCCAGCGGGTCGGAGGGGGTGGAGACGCACGCCGAGCGCCAGTTGAAGGTTGGGCTGGCAGCGAGAGCAATCCACGGAGAGGCGGGGTGTCCGTCCGCGAAGGAGTGGGCGCAGGCGTCGCGGGTGGTCGAAGCCCTCTCCCGCCCCGTAGGAGGGGGGATTCAGGGTTCCTACGGAGCCAGTAAAGCGACGCAGCCCGAGAGCTGCGTCCCGCCATCCGCGGCGCCTTCTGGGCCTGACATGCGGAAGGTCGTCGAAGCGCTCGGCTTCGAACCGGACAACCACCACAACGCCGCGAAGTGCCCGTACTGCAATCCCGAAGGCTTCGTGCTGGTTCCGAGGGAGCCGACGGAGGCTATGCTCGCAGTCGATTGCGTCGAGTACACCACGCCGGTCGGCGACGCACTGGTTACGACAGACCCGGCCCTAAATGCCGGTATCTACCGCGCCATGATCGCCGCCGCCCCTCCTGCTGGGGAGGGGAAGTAGATGGCGCGACGCCGCGACGGTCTTTACGCGCCGTTTCCTCTGGAGCCTAGCGACAGCCAGTTCCTGAGCGCGTGGCTCTGGCGGCGGCAGAGGGACGGGGGCATCGGCTTCACGCTGTCGCCTTGGCCAGCGCACTACGCGCGCCACACCGACACGCTCGTCAGCAACAGCGTGTACGGCAGCGTCCGCGAAGCAACTGCGGCGGCCGTCGGGAAGGCCCGTGAAAGGCCCACGCCAGACGGGGGGCAAGCCGGTCAGTTGATTCCGGGAAGCTCAGCAACGGGCGATAGCCCGGCGGGCGACCAGACCCAAAATCTCGCCCCCAACCCCCAGAAGAAGGAGGGCGCGGAGTGAGCCTGGGAACCGAAGAACAGGCCACCGCCAGCGGTCCGTGCGTCTACTGCGGCGCGACGAACTACGCGCTCAGCTTGGGTGGCCCCGCCGTATGTCCGGCGTGCGACTGTGGCCGCCCCGATCCTGCCTTGGTCGCTATCCGCAACGCCCAACTCACCGCTGAACGAGACGCCCTCCTTTCAGAGGTACGGGGGCTGAGGGAGGCGGGGCTAGCGCTCGTTGAAGCTTCCATGGACGTGAGCTCGGGCGGCGTGTCGAACCATCGTCGAACCGTCGCCGCCATGGACGAAAGACGGCTAGCCCTTCAGCGCATCCTCGCGCCGCCGGACGGCAACCTCAACCGCCGCGCCTCTAAGGCTCTTGGGGGTGGGGAATGAAGCTTTGCCCCATGACGAAAGACGGCGCCCACAAAATCGCCCTATGGCAAAGCGAGTATCTCCCCACGCGGGGCGGCAAGGTCTGCGTGAAGTGCCATCGGACGTGGACGTTCCAGGGCAAGCAACTCGTTCCGACGTGGCCCGATGCCTAGCCCCCTTCTCCTAGCCGCCGCCCTGACGTGCTTCAGCCCGCCGGTGACCGATGGCGACACCTTCCGCTGCGACGGCCAGCGCGTGCGCCTCTACGGCGTTCAAGCAGGTGAGCTAGGCAACCGCCGCACCCCCGCCGAGCGCTACGCCTACGAGGCCAGGGACCGCCTCAGGGAGCTTACCAGGGGCAAGGTGACGTGCGTAGAGGCAGGGAACCGAAGGGACCGCTACGGCCGCTTCGTGGGCAAGTGCAGCGGCCTTGTCCCGGATATCGGGGGACGGCTCGTCGAAGAAGGGCTTGCCCGTGATTGGCCTGCCTACAGCCGGGGCGCCTATGCCGACGAAGAACTTCAGGCAAGGCGGGCGAAGAGGGGGATGTGGCGTTGAAGTATGTCCTTATCCCCAAGTTCTGCGCCGACTCTGGCTATACGGAGAAGGCTGTCAGGCGAAAGATCGAGGAAGGCGTCTGGATCGAAGGCCGCCAGTACCGGCGCGCGCCTGATGGTCACATCCTTATCGACGTGGAGGCCGTAGAGCGATGGGTCGAAGGGCAACTGGAACCGTTGAACCGCTCAAGACCGCCATCCGGCTCAAGTTCACCTGGAAGGGCGCGCGCTGCGTAGAGACGCTGATGATCGCTCCGACCGGCGCCAACATGAAGTTCGCCCGCAATCTCCTATCGCGCATCCAGGGCGCCATCACCGCCGGGAACTACAGTCGCAGCGACTTCTTCGACACGGCCGGCGAGCCCGAATCTGAACGCTTCGCCGATGTCGCCGACCGCTGGCTCAAGTCCAAGACAGGGGCCAAATCCACCCTCGCCTGCTACGGCTGGAGCGTGGACTTCTGGAAAGCCGCCCTACCCGACAAGCCCATAGACAAGATCAGGCACAGCGACATCACCACAGCCATCAAGGACAAGAGCGCGACCGTTTCCGGCAAGACGCTCAATAATCATCTGATCGTCGTCCGCGGCGTGTTCAGGTTCGCCAAAGCCGACAGGCTGATTGTACACAATCCCACAGACGAAATCGAGCAACAAAAGCACCAGTCGCCGCCACCCGATCCCTTCTCAACCGAGGAGCGGGATAGTATACTCCTGCATATGAGCGGCAAATATCCTGACGCCGTGTGGAACTACTTCAAGTTCGCGTTCTTCACCGGCTTGCGGCCAAGCGAGATGATTGCGCTGCGCTGGGGGGATGTGGACTGGAAGGCCCGGACCGTGCGCGTCCAGCGCGCCCGCGTCATGTGGGAGGACAAGGCGACCAAGACCAACACCGTCCGCGACGTGGACCTGTCGGACCCTGCGATGGAGGCCCTGAAGCGGCAGAAGGCGCACACCTTCATGAAAGGCGAGGATCACGCGATCTTCTGCAATCCGCTGAGCGGGCGCCCGTGGGCCGATGACCAGCGCCAGCGCCGGGCCTACTTCCAACCGACGCTGAAGCACCTCGGGATCAGACAGCGCGACGCCTACAACACCAGACACACATTCGCGACGGCTGCGCTCATGGGCGGGGTCAATCCCGCCTACATCGCCAAGCAGCTCGGGCACGCCAACACCGGCATGCTTTTCCGCCACTACAGCAAGTGGATCGAGGGCGCGGACAAGGGCGCGGAGGCCGCCAAGCTCAACGCCGTGATGAGCCAATCGTCCATATATCGTCCACGGACGGAGGGCGCGGCTTGAAAACACTGAAGAAAGTTGGCGGTGACGCAGGGATTCGAACCCTTTTCGGGCTTTCCCCTGCATTCCCCGCCGCGCCCATCGCCCTCGGGACGGCTCATGTAGACGCCCCTGGAAGCCCCCACAATCCCATCAATTGTCCACGGAATTGTCCACGCGATCTGCCTGCGGCGGCTGCGCGCAACCCCTGACGGAGCGAACATGGGCTACCATCCAGAGACACTCGTTTACAGCTTTCCGCCCCACCCCCGGACGCGCGCCAAGCTGGGCGCGAAAGAGCCGTGGTCGCTCGTTGGGGCGCTCTACGCCCTGAAGCCCTGGATCGGCTTCGACATATGGCACATAGATCCGGAGCGGGTCGTCCCCGGCCGACGTCAGGACGACTCTTGCGGGTGGTTTCCGCGAGATCTGACGCCGGAGCTTGAGCGGGCGGTGAACGAGCTGTGCGGGGGCGGCTGGGCCGACCTTCGGCAGCGCATCAGCGATGCGTTCGACCTTTGGTACATCCCGAATGAGAAGTACCCGACGCTGCGCGAAATGCCGATGCACGTCGCCTATTCCACGCACCTCATGACGCTCATGTGGATCGACCGGCTGGCGTTCAAGCGCGGGCGCCGCAATGAGCCCACCGCCCGCTTGGTGCGGCTTGCCTCGTGGCTGGCCTTCAGCACGGTGGACAACCTCAACCTCGTCGCCGACCAAACCCCGGAGCGCTACATCCGCCAACTAGCCGCGGCCTACCGCCGGGAAATCCGCCCTTGGTGGAAACACCCCCGCTGGCACATCCACCACTGGAAGGTGAGCTTCGACCTGGCGCGGAACCTCCGCCGCATGTTCGAACGCTGCGCCACCTGTCGCAAGCCGCTGGGCTTCGGCTACTGTCCCACGCACGACGGGCGCGGCCTGCACCACGGCCAATGCCTCGGGATGTTCGCCGCCTCCAACCTAAAGGACCATCCATGACCCCTGGAGAGAGTGTGGTGGAGAGGGAATGGCAGCCGATGAGCACCGCCCCGCGCGACGGCTGGATCATGGCGCGCTCAGCTAGCGGCTCGCCCCTTCCGGTCATCTTCGACGAGGAGGGCTGGTGGGAGGACGCGACGGGCGACTACTACGTCGAGGCCTCGCATAACGACGGCAACGGCCTGACCGAATGGCGCCCGCTCGCGGCGGGTGATGAGAGGCCCGAGAACTGGATGGGCACCAATCGCGCCGACGAACCTGTCTGGCGCCCTCCTCAACAAGGAACACCGTGATGGGTGATATGGTGGAGGCCGTAAAGCGGGCGATCTACCTCGCCATCGGCGAAACCGGCATGGACATGGAGGAACTGGCCCTCCAGAACGGCCGCATGTTCGTCAACGGCGACTTCGACGCGGATGCTGTAGCCCGTGCAGCTATCGAGGCTATGCGGGAACCGACGGAAGGAATGGTGCGCGCGGGCATCTTGGCAGCCATCAAGGCTGACGAGCCCGTCTACGAGCAGATGAGGGCGGCGGGTCAATTTTCGAGCGCCATGGCGGCCCGCATTGCCCTAGGCGACAGCCGTCCTATAGGCGCGGCGTTTACCGCGATGATCAACCAAGCGCTAGAACTTGAGGGGCCGGAGACGTGAGGGGCAGCATCACGGCGTCTTGCGGACACACCCTCGCCGGTCCCGAGCAGACCGTATCCGTCGTGTACGGTGATGAAGACTGTGATGCGATCGATGGCTTTCACCGCGTCGTGGCTTACGCGGAGTTCTGCCCTCGCTGCGCTCGAGAGTGGGCAGAACGCGGCGACCTGTTTGAGACCGAGGCTGAAGCATGCGCATGGCTGGCTGGCGATCCTCGACGCAGCCCTACATACTGAAGGGAGGGGGGAGTGAGGTTTGTCTCTCTTGAGAAACACGGCACGCGCGTTCGCTTAGATACAAAGGGGGACTGCGCCGCGCTGGACATTAGAGACACCTATCCAAGCGAAAAGCTGGGGGAGTTATTTCATGGCGGGATATACTGGCTCTCCCCAAGCGAGGCGTTAGAGATCGCGGGCGCTCTCACGGTTTGGGCTGAGCGTCAGCGGCAACTCCGGCGGGCGAAATATGTACGGGCGAAAGCCCGGAAGGAAGCGGCCTCTCGCGCGCCCGATGCCCCTCACCCCCGCTGAATCCCGCCTTCAAGGCCATCTCGCCATGGCCCACTGCGGCAAGTGTGGGTACGGGAGAAGCCTGGATCTTCTGGCCTTGGAAGTCGGCGGGAAAGGCTCCGTTCCCTGGGTGGAGCTGTTCAAAAGCCTCCGATGCGAGACGTGCCGTTCTCCGGCTGTCCTGCTTTCCATATCGGGGATGAAGTGGGGGCTTGTTGAGGAAGTGCTGACGGTGAAGCGGTGAACGCCTCCAAGCCCCTTGATGTGTACGCTGAAGGCCAGCGCTGGGGCGGCTGGTGGGAGGTTGTCGGCAAGGACGTGCTGGTGTCCTCAGCCTATGGTTCGGCCAGGGCCCCTATGGGCAGACGAAAGCCGGAACTTGTGGCCAAGGAGCTGTTGCTCGGGATCGTGGAGCGCAGGCACGACGTTCGGAAGGGATGAGGAAGATCATCGGCGAGCGGATCGACAAGCCCGTGTTCGACGAGCGGGAGCATTTCCTTCAGTGCAAGGTCTGCATGGCCTGGATGGATATGCGGGACCTGGGGCAAGTCCTACAGCATCCAAAGGGTCCACACCCGCCGCCTGAAGATGCGCCTGATCCGCCAGGGACGCAGTAGGAAAGCTGACGGGAGGATCGTCCTGACCAGGGGCTTGACACCGACCCTCCCGCCGCGTCCAGAGGCCGCGGCCGCTGGAGGGGTAAGTGGGGGCCGTCCACCCATACGGCTGGCAATCCCCCCCGTTGCTCGCCTACGAGCGTAGCGGATATGGTGGGCGGTGGGGACTTGCACCCCACCACGCCGATTTCTCGGCGCCGCTATGGGCCCCGTATCTCACCGGGTCATGACTCCCGATGGCCTGGCGAACCAGGGCTTGAGTGCTGCGCCTCACCCACAAGGTCCGTTTACCTTGCACCGGACAGGGAAGAACAGGCTTTCCTCCCTGGGCTGCTCGAAGCAGTTAATAATGCCCCATTTCTGCTTATGAATCAAGGGAAAGCGTAGTATAGAGACGGCGCCTGTAAACGCAGAAGACCCCCGCCAGCCCCACGAAGGGACCAGCGGGGGCCGGTAGCCTCAAGCCGTCGGGAGGCGAGGCGGGGGGCTCCGGAGGTTACGGTCTAGGGATTCCCGAAGCGCAATCGGCGCAAGCCACCCCAGCCCTCGATGACCTGAGTCCCGCCGTCGCCGATCTTGGTCTCGTTCATGGCTTCTCTCCTCTGGTTGACGGGGGCGCTCCGTTCGGACTTCGACACCCGCGCACGATGGGCTCCAGCGTCTTGAGCCTGGCGTCCCGAAGCGGGCGACCGGCGGCGACGAGCTGATACCGCTCGTCGGCCCCCCCAGCGGCCTTCAGCTTTTCGTCTGTGTCCGGGTAGGTGGGAGCCTCGGCTAGGCCGTCAGGGACACAGGAGACGGGCGTCGGCACGAGGACTTCCACCGTGCGGATGATCGGCTCCGGCCGATCCGCTCCGCCGCAGCCCGCGAGGGTAATGAACGCCAATGGAAGGTAATGAAGCGCTCTCATGGCAGGGACTCCAGCAGCTTGCGATCCACGTCGTTCACCCGCTCGCACACGTCGGCGCCGACAGGCGGGCGGGCCAGGATGCGGGCGGAAGCGGCTTCGGCGCGGGCGGTCTCAGATTTCGCCCGCTGAAGGGCCTTCTCCGCTGCGGCTACCCTACTAGCGCCCTCAGCCGCCAAGGCCCTCACAGCCTCGTCCTGGCGGGAAAGGGCGGCCTGCAAGGTGGCGGTGTTCCCCTGACAGGTCGCCAGGTCGCTGCGAGTGGCGTCCAGCGTTGCGCTGGCGTCCGCGAGGGCCTTCCGGAGCACGCCGACCCGCACCGTGGCGGTGGCGAGCGTGCTCAGCAGCCACAGCGCGAGGAGAGCTGCCAGGCCGAAGCCGATGGGGCCGGCAATGCGGGATGTCAGGAAGCGGACGATCAGGCCCATGGCTTCTCCTTCAGATCCGATGGATGAGGACGAGGGCGCCGACGAGCCCGCCCAAGATGACAATGGCCAGGATGAGCGCCCACTCCAGTGGGGTCATGTCAGGCCGCGCTCGCACAGGCGGCGCTCGTCGGCCCTGCGCCGCACAAGGCCCGGAAGCTCTCGCCCTCCCGCCTTCGTCCAGCGAGACAACTCGGCGCAAGCCCCGCGAAGGTCCCCCGCGTTCAGCTTCCTGAGGGCAGTGGACTTGCAGAAAGCTCCCGAGCCGACGTTGAAGGCGAAGGACGTGAAGGCCGCCCGGCTCTCCAGGGGAATAGGCCGCTTAATGCAGCGGTCGATCTCCAGCCCATGCTTCACCGCATCGGCCGCCAACTGGTCCATGCACTGCTGAAGGGTGAAGCGCTGGCCCAGGGAGACCTCAGGCCCCGTGTGGCCAGCGCAGGACGTTGGGATGCCGACGGGGTCCCGATAGGCGGTGTCGATCACGCCTTCATGGGGCGCAATGGTGCTTACCGCCAGGGCCGCTGCCCCGAGGACCGCCGCGAGCCCGGCCACCGCGCCCTTGACCTGGCTCGATGAGAACGCGGGCATCAGCCCACCCCCATCAGGGCGTGATGGATTTGGACCAGGAAGGCCCAGATCGCGGGGATGAGTATCTTGTAGACCAGGGCGATGCCCGACGACGCGCCGAGGATCGACAGGGCGAACTTCCAGTCCAGCTTCAGAAGCTTCGACCTCACCCTCTGCGAGCCGTCTGGGTGCTCCTTGATGTGAACGCCCATGGCGGTCATCATCACCCGGCCTTGGTCCACGAGGGCTTCAACCTGGCCCTCGATACCCTGAAGTCGGCTATCCATCTCGTTGAGGCGTCCCTCGAAGACGGTGAGCTGTGGCGTCTGGCCGTTCTGTAGCCTTCGCGTCCGCGCCATATCCTCAGCCGCTTTCTTGCCTCGTCCGTACTCGTTAGGGTCCACAGGCCCCTCCCCCGATTGACTCGACTACTGTCCTGTGAAGCTTAGCGGTTGCGGGACCCGCCGAAGCTCCACAGGGTTGAGGCGGTAGGGGCGTTTCGGCGTCCCCGGCCGGGAGGGCTGGACCCCTTCCGGCTGCCTCGTTTGCGCGCTATGCTCGGTGCGTGGAAAAGATCATCTACGCTCCGAACTGGCGCCCCATAGACGCGGCCGACTTCGGCCTTGATGAGACTGCGCCCGTCACTCTCGATCCGTCTGACGTCCTACCTCCCGTACAAGGTGATCGTGCCGGCATCGAAGGCGGCGCCGGACTCCCAACTGAAGCGGACGGCGTCGATGCTCCCGCTCGCGGCCCAGGCTAGAACCGCCGTCGCCGCCGAAGTGGCGCCGCCCAGGAACCTTGTCGAGGTCCATGAAGTGCTCAGCCCTGACGTCATCAGGCCCGCGTTGAACAGGTAGCCAGGAACCAGTATGGCGCCGCCCACTGTTTCGGACGGTCCCGCTCCTCCAGAGATCGAGACTGCGGTCGAGTAGTTGGTCCCGTTATTATTGGATACGGCGGCTTGGACCGCTTCGGCGCCCGCGGTGTTTGAGCTGACGCCCTCGAACACGAACAGCAGGTCCGAATAGCTCTGCGAGATCGACGTGAACGATATCGTGGTCCCGCTCGTGGTGGCTTTCGTGTCGAGTTGCGTCCACGTCTGCGAGGGGATCGCTTGAAAGGTCGGATCGCCGGAGCCGTTGGACGTGAGGACATGGCCCTTAGTCCCAACCGCAGTCACCTGAACGGCGCCCGTACCGTTGCCGATCAGAACGCCGCCATCGGTGAAAGTGGAGACGCCAGTTCCCCCGTCCGCCACGGCCAAGTCGGTTATGCCGGTGATTGAGCCTCCGGTGATCGCCACGGCGTTGGCGTTCTGCGTCGCCATGGTGCCGAGCTTGCCGCCGGACTCGATGGTCGCCGGACTGTCGTCGGACCAAACCGCAACGGTTCCAACGGTGATGATGCCGGAGGAGCTGACGTCCCCCGTACCCGGATTACCCCTGGGGATGGTGAAGTCGAAGACAGCCGCCGAGGAGGTGCCGACGTTCTTCACCTCCGCATTCGAGCCCGGAGCGCCCGTGGTGGTGTTCCCCACCGTGACGGTAGCCGCGCTGCCGTCCTTGCCATCCGAGCCTGCCGCGCCCTGTGGCCCCGCCGCAGCGAACGTGAGCGAGACGTTGGTTGCGTCAGCAGGGCGTGTAGTCCCGCTCTTCCACGTCACCGGGACCTTGCGGTAGCCCGTGCCGTCAATGACCGCCCCAGAGACATAGCCGACGAGGAACGCCGCCGAATCCACCAGGCTGCGGACGATGACCGTGCCGCGGTTGCTGCCCGAGTTGGCGTCGTCGAAGCTGTCCAGGAAGGTGGTCGCCGACACCCCGTTCAGGTCGGTGTTGTCGATGTAAAGGAAGGTGACGCTGCCGACCGTGGCGTTGTTGAACCGGAGCTTCCCGGCCCCTGGATCGCTGTCCGTCGTGGTCGTGCTGAACTCGTAGAGGACCGTTCCGGCATAGCCCGCAACAAGCCCCTCAATGGCCTCAAGCGCGTCCTCAGTTTGGTCGAGGATCGCAGCATCGGCGGCGAGCGAGGCGGTGACGTTATCCAGGGTAAGGGTCTGGCCGTCGGCGGTGGACCAATTGACCGTGTAAGCTTCGGCGGTGTCGGCCCAGATGGCGACGAAGGCCCCGGCGTCATTTGAGACAACCGGAAAGGAGAGCGGGACCGTCAGCGCCGAGTTGGCGTAAACGGTCTTCGGCGTCGTCGTCTCGTTGTCGTAGAAGCGCAGCTCAGCGATGACCGCGCCGCCGTTACGGCTACGGCTCGGCTGAGCGCCGGGAAAGATCATCAAGCCTGCAGCCATGGCGCGCCCGGCGGGAAGGTCGTTCGGGCGCTTTCCGCACCGGGGGCTCTATCTCGAATAGTACCCTATCGGCAGGGTGGCTCAAGACGTGCTAGGCTGTGGAAATGAGATCCATTCCGGTTCTCCCGCTCGCCATGGTCGGCGCGGTTCTAACCGCGATGTTCGGCCAATACTTCTACGCCCTCATGGCGATGTGGGTTGTGGTTGGCCTTGTAGCGCATTTTGCCGACGCTCGGATGAAGGAAGCCGAACGCCTAATTGCTCTGCTGCCTGCCGATAAAGCGGAGCAAGCGCCGGATCGCGCGCCGCCAAGGCCGCGAGCTTCGAAAGCGCCTCCCGCTTCTGCCCTGGAGTCGAGGCCCGATAGATTACATTGAGGAGCCGAATGACAGGCCGGCTGTAGACCGCGGATGCAAGCGCGTTGGCTCCTAGTATACCCCCTGCAACTGGCGCGGCGGTAGCGCCCGCCCCGGCGACCCCTGCGCCCGCAACCCCGCCACCAGCAGCCCCGATCATGCCAAGCCACGACCGTAGCGGCGTGCCGCTGTCGGGCACGGATGAGGGAAGAACACGAGCGGCAGGGTCGGAAATATCCTGCATCAACGCCTCACCGCGGGCGTAGGCTCTTCCGCTCCCCTTCCGGGCGACCGAGAGGTTGAGCTGCGTCGGGGTAAACAGGCCGTCGGTCTTGGCGGTCGCGGTGCTTTGCGCCGCACCGTTGATCCGGACCATGTTGGCGAAAGCCTCATTTGCCCTGGCGACTTCTGCAGCAGCTTCGGGGGCCGCTCGCTCAAGGGTTCGCCGATATGCCTGCTGAACCTGCGTGAGGGCGCGGGCGACAGGGCGCTGCGCGGCGGCCCCGGGCTGTCCGCTGGCCGCCGCGCGCTCAGCCGAGCGGATGGCCTCGCCCAACTCCTCGTCGATTACCTTCCATTGACGCCCGGAGATTGTTCCCCGGAATTGGCGCGTCACGATATCGTCTACCACGTCGGAAACTTCCTGCTGGGCCCGCTGAGGAAGCGCGCCCACAATGGCGGCCACGTCGCCGCCGAAGACATTGTCAGGGGCGATGCTCACTGGATCGAGCGCCCTATTGTACGCTCCGGAAATAGCGTCCTGCGCAGCGGCGATGGCTTCCCGGCCCGTCACCCCCGGCGCGAGCTGTTCGCCTATGGGATCGAGCGCGCGGTTGACGACCGCCCTGTTGAACGACCTCAGGCTGTCGGTTTGGCGCCCGCGGATCGCATCGCCCACTCCGGGAATGCTGGTGGAAGCATCCTCTATCCGCTTGCCCATGCCGCCGAGCATCTGGCCTGGCGTAAGATCAACCCCTTCGTCGGACAGAACACGAGCGTCGGTGGGCGCTCGGGCGCGCGCTGCTGCGGCGCGGTTCCCTAGGGCGTTCGATCCGGCTTGTAGGGCCGATCCCATGCCGAAGGTCACAGCGGTTTCCAGGGCGGCGCCCGGCGCGCGCTCCTTCAGGGTTCCATCCTGCCGTGCGACGGCGAAGGGTGCATTCGTGGCGGCCACGGTGGCCCCGGCGCGTAGGGGCGTCATCGTCGCCTGAAAACCGCGAGCCGGCGCGCCTCCAACCGCAATACCACCCAACGTGGCTAGGGCGTTCCCGACGGGATGCTCCTTGGCGTACTCGGATTGACGCTCCCGCTCAAAGTCCCTGGCCGCCTGGCCAGCCGCCCCCGGCGAGATTTCTACGGGCTTGCCGAGCAGTCGGCGCACGGCGTTTTCCGCGACCTGGGCGCCGTAGGACACCCCCCCGCTTATATCATCGCGGACACCGAGGTTGCGGCCCAACTGGTCGTTCCACTCGCCCAAGGCGCCCATGACTTTGCCACCGGCGTACTTCGTCTTGGCCTCTTTATCGATCTGCGCGCCAAGCTTCTGCCGCTCCCTCGCCTTCGCATAGCCAGGGTCCGTCAGGGACCGCATGTCGGCTATGGTCGGCTTCCGGCCAATTGCCTTGTCCGCCACTGACCCGCGGAGGTAGTCCACCACTTCGGTTGCGCTATAGCCCGAGCCCCGCGCCTGCTGAATCTTGGGCGCGAGGCCGGCGTCCTTGCTAAGGAACGCAGCGATCTGGTCATCCGAATAGCCGGAAGCCCTGGCCGTGGCGATCTGGTCGGAGAGGTTCGCCATTTACTTGAAGATCTGATCGAGGGACGGGCGCTGCGAGGCGGTGGGGCCCCGAGCGCCGCCCGGCGCCGGTCGCGGCTGGATCACGTCCGCTCCAGGAAGCCCCACCGAGTCCGCATAGCCCTGGTACTGCTGGGCAAGCTGATCGTAACGCCCGCGGCGAGCCTGATAGACGTTGGCTGCCCCCTGCGTGAACTCGCCCCTCTGCTTGGGATTGAGCATCTGGCCGCTCACCGCCTTGTTATAGGCGTTGCGGATGCGGTCAGGAATGCCGGCAGCGTTCTGCGCGTTGGCGAATTCACCTTCACGGACAACGGAGCCGGGGTCGAGCATCTTCATGTAGCTGAAGATGAGGGATAGATCGTTTGCCGCGCTGGGCTTCGCCTTCGCCAGCGTGGAGATCACGTCGTAGCTCGTCGCCACGTCGTTGAAGTTCTTCACGTCAGGCTGGCTGTTGAACTCCTTGCGGAGCGCCATGGATTGTTGACGAGCCTGCTGCGGAGTCATGCCGCCGTCGGCGCCTTGGCGAGCCTCGGCCGCGCGCGCGATCTGCACCCGCTGACCCTCAAGCCCGACCCGCTGGCGCTCCAAGCCGACGCGCTGGCCTTCCAGCCCGAGGCGCTGATCGTCTCGCTTGTTGTCCGCCTCCGTGTCGGTCCTGCGCAGTTCGAAGTCGCGCTCCTTCTCCTCGCGCTCAGCCTTGAACGTCCGATCCTTGTTGGCCTGGTCGATCAACTTGTCCATGTCCTGCGCAGAAAAGATCTGCTCATCAATGGCGGCGTCAGAGGGCTCCATGATGAGGCGCCCAACGTCCTCCCTTGGCATACCAAGCCCGATCAAGGATGGAGCGAGCCGCTGAAGTTCCGCGCCGCGCTCCTGAAGGGGCATGGTCCGCAAGCGGAAGAAGGTTTTCCCAATAGCCTCTGTCTTCTCCTTAGCAGCGGCCCGATCCGCCTCCCCCATCGCCATGACGGCTGTAATAATCTCTTCGTCGCCCGTTTCGCGTGCGGCGTTCATCCGCTTGGCGGGATCGGCCTCCCTGAACACCGCCCTCTTCTGCTCTGTGAGCTGCCGCGCGGCCTGGTCGTCCCGCAGCTTCATGGCGGTCACGGGATCGTATGGCGCAAGAGCATTGATGCCGCCTTCGTGGTCGCCGCTGGCGTACATGGCGAGGGCGTTCGTCACGTCCCGCTCCTTGCGGGCCGCCCTGCCTGTTTCGAAGGCGGCGAGGACGCTCTGGAACTGAGGGCCCTGGCCGAGAAGGGAGAAGTCCATCAGTAAGGCGCCCCGTTGTAGGTCAAGGCCGCGGCGTTTGCGCCAGGGGCCCCGCCGCCCTGGTTCCCATAGTAGTAGGCCAGGGCGTTCGTGGCGTTGCCCAGCGTGTTGTTGAACTGCCCGGCCGCCGCCAGGGCAGAATTGCCCTGCACGTTGGCGTTCGACAGGAAGGCGTTCGACAAGGCGTTGGCGTTGTTGCCGATGGCGTTGTTGTACTGCCCGACTGCGCCTTGGCCTATCCCGGCGAGGTTCAGGAGGTTGTTCGTCTGCTGGTCATAGCGGCTCGTGGAATAGTCACGGTCGGAGTTGTAGGTGTTCTGATCCAGGGCCGTGCGGAACTGGTAGGTGGTGTTCGCCGTGTTGAACGAGTTCAGGGCGTTGTCGGCATTGAAGGCGTTGGAGAACTTCCACTTGTCGGCCAGGGCGTTGTAGCCGAACTGCGCGTTCGCCAGCTTGGTCGAATTGTAGGCGTCGTCCCGGTTCGCCGTGAAAGCCCGGTCCTGGTTGTACTGGCCTGCCGTGAAGTCGCGCCACTGGCCATAATCCCCCATGGCGAGATCCTGGCCGTACTTCTGCAGGGCCTTCAAGGCCGCGCCGGATTCCAGCGCCCCCGTGGCCGATGCATTGGCGAGGATGTTGCGGTTGCCCTCGGAAAGCTGGAACTCGTAGTCGGGGCTTTGCTGATAACTCCCCAGCGACACGTCGAGGGGCGCGACCTGCGTCTCCCGGTACTCCGGAGCTGCGTAGGAGGGAGCCTCGGTCAGGGTCGGGGCGGCATAGGTGGGCGACGGGCCCGGAAGCGGGCGCTGGCCCGTATAGACCCCATCAGCGTTCATCGCAGCGGGCGGAGGGGCCAGGGCATAGGCCGACAGGTCACGCGGGCTGCCGGCCTTCTCCGTGTCGGCGTAATGGGCTGCGCCGAAGTCCTGGATGGTCAGGTTCGGGTTGTCGCGCTGCACCTGCTGCCAATAGGCCAGCACGTCGGGCTGGGAGGTGACGTACTTGGCCCAATCGACACTGTCGCCCTGAGGCCGGGCGGACGCCTGCGGGGACGGCGTCCCGCTGCGGGTGAAGGCGGTAAGGTCGCGGGGCGTGCCTTCAGCGGCCTTGGCCTGATCATACCACCACTGACCGAACCGGCCGATGTCGTTGCCGTGCGCGGCCCGATCCGCTTCCGAGGCGCCTTCCCATGCCGCCAGCAGGGCCGGATCACTACGGACGAAACCGGCCCAATCAACGTCGGGCTGGGCCGGGGCCGCCGGGGCTCCGGACGATTGGCCTCCCGGCAGGTTCAGGCCGGTGCGGGACGCAAGCTGGGTGAGCGCGGCGTCGCCCACGCCGCGGGCCACAGCGGTGTTGGACTGCTGAAGATCGAGGGCGCGGTTGTTGACGGCGGCCGTGGCGTCGGTAGCCCGCTGGGAAGCATCGGCCGCCTTGTCAGCCGCCTTTCCGCCCGCGATGCTGCTGATGATGCCGCTGCCCACTACAGCCGCAGCGATCCAGGGAATAATGCAGCAGATGCCCGAATGGTCTGGCTCGGCGCTGAAAGCCGCTCGGCTGAAATCTCGGTAGGCCATGAACCCAGGCGCGCTAAGGATCAGGGCGCTTTCCGCACCGGGGGCTCTACAGGGATTGTACCGCCGTCGGAGGCTCGATCAACCTCAGACCGGCGAGGCGGGATAGATCGTCACGCGATAGGCGATGGGCCAGGTTCCGGAGGTGATTGGCGCGCCGGCCGCATCGAACAGGCGCACGTTGAGATTGCTCGAATCGACCGAAAGCATCTGGACGTGGAAAAACGTCGTTCCGGTCGGGAAGACCGCACAGGCGCCCAAGGTGCCGGGGTTGAAGGCGATGTTGTGAAAGATCGATGCGTCACCGGAGCCGTTGGGTAAAACCAAAGCCACGCCCGCTTGGCCGTTCAGCTTGAACACCGCCTGCCCAATGGCGACGGTGAGGTCCGCCAGATCGTCAACAACCGCTTCCAGGATGAGGACGACATCCGCCAGCTCACTGACAACCTCCTCAAGCTCCTCCTGCTGATCCTCCAAGATCGCGACGACGATCTCAAGCTCGGCGATGACCTCCGCCAGCCCGTTGATCGATGCCTGAACCCGCTTGTTGTTGTCCTGAAGGTAGCGCTGGAAGTAGCTCGTAGCCCTCCCCTCACCTACGGTTCCGGACGGAAGGGTCAGCGTGGTCTTGGAGGCGATATCGGCCAGCTTGAGGGGCGTCAGGGCCATCAGCGCGGGCTCTCGTTGATCCGGGCCTTGCGGACGGTGAACCGGCTTGGCGGCTGGGTCCGGAAGTTGAACACTGCGCCCGGCCTGCGGATCAGCCCCCCGGTGATCGCCGAGCCCATCCAGGCGACCGTCTTTCCATAGACGCCCTGCCTTCCGAGATAGGTCGTACGCCAGGTCTGCCAGGTCTTGCCTCGGTCGTTGGACCTCTGCATCTGGATCGTCGGATTGTCGGTCGGATAGGTGGGCGTCCCGAGGCCGGTCGAGCAATCCAGCACCAGGCTATCGCAGCGCAGGGGCGCGCCATAAACCTCGATCAGCGCGGGGAACACGCAGATGAACCCCTCGTCGCCGTCGTAGGTGGAGGACGGGTCAAGGGTCCATATCTTGCCGGTCTGCAGGTCGCCGACGATGGCCTTCCCGTTCGTCAGCCGGGCCGACGACCACACGGGAAACCAGTCCTCCCCGAAGCCCCTGAACTCGCTCCACTTGCCGCCGGAGAAGGCGAAGGTGCAGACCGTCCCGACGTTCAGCACCCAAGTGAGGTGGCCCTCGACGGTGTAGCCCCAGGCGGTAAGATCGGCCGTCGGGTTCTCGGCAAGCCTCTGCTCGATGGTCTCCGTGCTGATCCGCACCGGAACCGAGGCGTTGTGATAGACGATACGGTCCTGGCCGACCCAGGCGAACCCGTCGTCCAGCTTTCCGACCGCGTCCCTTGAGGCAAGCCCCATCTGGAACATGCGCCCGTTGACCCGGATGAACGGCGCGTCCGCATCCCCCGAGGGGACATAGACCTCGACGCTGGACTGCCCGAGGCCCCACAGCTCGTCCCCGTCGACCGCGATGTTGAGCGTGTAGTCCGGCTGCGTCTCGAAGGAGAAGTAGTCGAGGGCGTCGAAGGTGATGCCCCCAACCGCCGAGAAGTACACCCTCTGGCTGTCGCCTCTGAGGGCCAGGAAGTAGTTGTTCAGGACCGCGACCGACATGACGGCGGCCGAGTCCGGAAAGCTCACCGAAGAGACCGTGCTTCCGTCCGTCGAATAGAAATTGGTCGTTCCCGTGGCGATCAGGATATTCGAGCCGTTGCCGGCCATCACCACGCGATCAGATCCAGCTATGGTCCCGACTTCCGTGACCGTGATGCCGTCCTGTGTCGCCTTGTAGAGCTTGGTTCCGGTGACGAAGAAGATCAGGCCGCCGAGAACCCCATCCTGCCTCAGCACGCCTCGGATCGGGCTGGAGCCCTGGCTTATGAGTTGGTCCAGCCCCGGCCGCGAGAACAGGCTGACCATGTCCGCCGTGTTGGTGGGATCGGCCTCGAAAAGCATGTTGACGAGTTCCAGCCGGACGTTGTCCAGCCGGTCGTAGACGCCCTGGCCGATCGGTAGGGCGCTCACCGACTACTCCGGCCAATCCGGCGTATCGACGATCTCCAGGGCGACCGACCGCAGCGCCTCAAGAGCCGGCGTCTCCACCAGCGGATTGCCGGCGTAGGCCGCCGGGGCTCCGAAATAGGGCACCACCCAATTGTCGTTCCGGTCCTGGGGCAGGAAGGTGACGGGCAGCCCTTCGGTGTTCAGGCCCCAATACTGCGGCCCGTCGTTGACGATGGCTTCGAACTCCACAGAGCAGGCAGCGGCGTAGGCATAGGCCGCGGTTTCATCCGAGGGATCGAACAACACGAACTTGGTGATCATGGTCAGGGCCTCCGGTAGCGATAGGGATTGTCCGCGGGCAGTAGCGCCTGCTTTCCGCAGAGCCAGAGCGCCCAAGCCTCTAGGCGTTGGACGTCGGTTGGGGAGAGGACGCCTGTACCGACCATCCCGTGGCCGATAACGCCCTGCCAGAATGCGCCGGCCGTCGTGTTGGGAGCGGCGCCGATGCGAAGGCGGGTCGTCGCCGTCGCTGGAATGACCGCAGCCCCAGGGCCGAACGCCACGCCATCGATGCGACCGCCGATCTGCGCCGCCTCGAATTGGCCGAACAGGGTTCCGACCCCGTTGAAAGCTATCGTGGTGTCGAACCGCTGCGCTACCGCTGCGCCCGTCCCCGCCCGCACAGCCGCGCGGTTGGTTCCGGAGTCGTCGATCTTGGAGACCATGCGGCCGGCGTTGGTGGCGCCGTAGCCGATGATATCCCGGGAGTTGGCGTCAGGAGCGGCGGCTTGCTGATCGGCGAGCCCGAATATCCAGCCCGCCTCAGCGCCGTCTGGAAAGATCGCCGGAACACCGACCATGGCCAGCAAGTCGTCGGAGCCGTCAAAGGTGAGGCCGGGCGTGCCGTTCAGGCTGGTCGCAGACCACGCGGGCTTGGCCGTGCCCGTCGCCTGCGCGGCCGTGTAGCCGCCGATCCGGTCGGCCCATGCGGAGACCAGCCCACCGCTTTCGGCAACCCCGTAAGACGCATCCCACCAGCCGACGAGCTGCGTCCCCAGCTGATAGGGAGTCCAGCCGCCGGATAGCAGGACTGTGCGCAGGGCTGGGGTCACAGCGCCGCCGTCAGCAGGGTGATCTTGTAGACCGCCTGGGCCGTGGCGGTGTAGCTGCCGTTGGTCACGAGGTAGCCGAACAGGTTGGCCGAAGAGAGCGCGATCTGCTTGTTGATGCTGTTCTGCTCGACATAGAGGGTGGAGCCGAGGTCCACCGGGGAGCCGAGTTGCACCAGCCCAAGGAAGCTCGCCCGGTCGCCCGAAGGCAGGTCCCATGTCGCCGCGTCCGCCAGGGCGCTGGGGGGCGTGACGTTGTAGAGCGCCAGGAAGAAGCTCGTCATGCCCGATGGCACGGCGTTGATGTCGATCTCCAGGCTGGCGCTGATGATGACCACCTTGCCGCCCGAAGGCCCGGCGCCCGTGAACGTCAGGGCCGCCGCCGCAGCGCCCACAACGTCGTTGACCCCATAGGTCGGGGTGTCGTTCGGCCGCGTGAAAGTGGCTGAGGTGGCGTAGCCCGAGCCTTGGACGACGAAAGTGGAGCCCGTCCCCGGAGTCATGGGGACCGGGTTCGCGGCTCCGGCCAGCGTCAGCCCGTCGGCCCCCAGCAATCCGACAAGCGCGGCATAGCCGTCCGTGCCGGTGTTGTTGACGTTGGACTTGGCGGCGGTCGTGACCTTGACCCCCGCCGTCTGGAAATTGCCGTAGATGCGGTCAACAGCCATTGCGGGCTCCTAGGTATAGTAGTTCGGAAGCGCCCAAGGCTTCATGAAGCTAGAAGCCGGGCGGTCGAAGTCGAGCATTTGTGAATAGAGCGCCTGCGCCCGTGCGGTTACTCTCTGAGCAACGGCCGGGGCGAGGCTATCGATGTTATAGATGGGGATGATGCGCTCGGCGAGGCAGGTGAATACCGCCTCGATCCACTCCTGCGGCGCATCAACCTCGTCATCGAGGTCGTTCACGTCGTCGATCACCCTGGCGCCCGAGAACAGGATTTCCTGCTCTTCTGTGTTCACCGGCCAGAAGGTCATGTAGATGGCGGTGCGCTGCTTGTTCAGCGTGAAACAGGTGGGGGTTCCGGCCGATAGCTTGTTGGGCAGCGCCCGGTAGTCGCCCCACTCCCACCTGGCCAAGGTCCGCTGATAGGTGACGCCGCCGACGTAGCGGGCTTCCATCACGTCCAGCACGCGGGGATCGAGTTCGACCGTAGGAGTATCGGCCGGGACGGTCAGGCTTTCGTCGGACAGCCGCCACAGGTTGCAGCCTTGGGACTGCCAGGTCTTCATCATGTAGTTGAGCTGCGTCATGCAGATCAGGCCGTCTTCGGCCGTCGGCTCGCCGTTCTCCAGTGGGCCGCCGATCAGGATCAACGCCTGGCGCACGATGTCCCGCGCCGTCATCGTCCCGGAGATGTCGCCGGAGGTCGCCATCAGTCGCTATAGGGGGCTGGAACTTCCACGAAGGTGTCGGGGGGTTCGGGAAGCGGGTTGGGAACGGGCAGGCCCTCTGGCCAGACTTGCGGTGGCGTCATGTCCGGCGGCCTGGGGTCCCAGCAGGTCGCCTTGCAGACGATGAGGCCGGTCCATTCGCGCTGCATGGCCGACTTGCGGCGCTTCTGCTCGCAACGCTGGCACACCGCCCACCAGTCGCCGGGCCGGTAGTTCGGAGCCCCGGCGGTATCCGGGCCGTAGACGCCGAGCGGGGTGTTCGTCAGGGGCATGGGACACCGGAAAGGATGGGGGCCGAGCGTGAGCCCAGCCCCCTAGGCGTGGAGGACCTAGCCGGCGCCCGCCGATCCGTAGACCCCGCGGAAGTCGCCCCACCCAGCAATGAACCGGACGGTGGACTTGGCCTTGGCGTTCTCGGTGTCGAACTCGTTGTCCTTCTCCAGCGTGCCGGGACGGCGCCGCCAGAGGGAAACGAGGCCGTCCGGGACGTTGGTCTTCAGGAACCAGGCGTCGAGATCGGTCAGATAGGGGCTCATCACCACCCCGCCCGGCAGCATGCCCATCGCCCGCGTGGCGTTGATGTCGTTGTTCGCGGTCGAGGTGCGGAGCTGCGACTCCAGAACCCGCGTGGCGTTGAAGATGTCGCTCGTCGAGACGATCAGCTTCTCAGCCGTGGGGTTGATGTTCAGCCCCCGCGCGTTCTTGGCCTGGAAGATCTGCTTCAGGCCGTCTTCCAGGGCGGTTTCGGAGAAGTCGGCCGCCGTGAGCAGGTTCGACTGCGAGCCCGAAGCCGTCGGGTGCGAGGCGGAGAACAGCGGGACGCCGTCGCCGCCGAGATAGGGCGCCGAGGCGGTGAAGCCGAAGTTCAGGACGTTCGCATGGACCTGCTCGATGGTGGTCTTGATCGAGAAGGACAGCGACTTGCCGCGGGTCTTGGAGACCTCGGCGTAGAGGTCGTCCTCGATCTCCTCGCGGCTCACGATGTAGCCCAGCGCCCACACGACGTGGGTCAGGATGTTCACCGTGCCTTCGAAGTCGGAGTCGTACTGGATCGACTGGCCTTCGGGCTTCTGTTGAGCGAGGCCGAAGCCAGTCGCTTCAATCAGCTTCTCGTAAGCCTTGTCGGAGTCCATATCCGAGAAGATTTGCGACCAGATCGGAGACCAGGTCTTGTATTCCTTCCCGAACCACGCCTTGACCCCAGGCCAAAGTGCGTCGGGATGGTTTGAACGGGTGATAACGCCGCCGGGCATGGTTTAACCTCCCCAGGCTCAGACGCCGACGCCGCTGGCGATGCCAGCTTCGGTCGGGAGGTTGTTCCGAACGAGAATCTTGCAGTACTGCCCCGGCGCATTGTCCGGAGACTGCACGACGCCCACGATGCGGACCTGATAGGTCGCGCTGGTGCCCTTGGTGCCGGTATCCACATACCAGCCGGAGCCGGTGATGCGGGAGCCGGTGCCCGAGGCGAGGATGGAGTTGGCCTCCAAGTCCGCGGCGGCAACGGTGCTGGCCTGCACCGCGAAGATGACGTTGGGATCGTCCTCGACGATCACATAACCGGCCGTGGAAGCGGGCAGGTACGGGCCGCCGTTGATGGTCGGGACCGTCTGGCCCTGCACCTGGAAGCCGACGATGGCGCCGGTCCAGCGATTGGTGGCCCCAGCCGTGGCGATGTCCACCGCCGGGATGCCGGCAGCGTCGGCCTCGCCCGTGATGATGACCGGGTCGCCGACATAGAGGGCCGTGGCGTGGGCCGCGTCGACGTAGTAGGTGTTGCCGCCGCCGGTCCAGGGACGGTTTGAACCATCCCGAACGGGTCGCAGCCCGAAAGGTGCATTGGCGTTAGCCATGGTGAAAGGTCCCTAGGGGGCGTAGGCCCCGCGACGGATGGAGGAGCCGCCAGGGACGTACATCGTCTGAGCGGCCTGCGGATTGTCGGTGGGGGGGCTCTTCAGGAGCGCCTGCTCTGCCTTCGAAAGGCGTTCAGCCTTGGCTCGCTTGTCCGCGTCGTACCAGTCCTTGGGCTTGCGCACGAGGTAGGCGTAGACGGGATGGCCGTTCTTGGTGGTGTCCACCTGACGACGGTACTTGTTGTCGTCGGTAGCCTCCGGATCGCTCCGGGTGCAGAGGTCCCAATCGTCTTCCTGGGTCAGGGAATAGACCCGATCGTTCACGTCGTTGATCCAGCGGTACTCGTAATCCTTGTCGTCCCTGAACTCCGCCGGGATGGCGAGCTTCAGGTCATGGACGCGGTCGAGCGTGTCCGGTCGGCGGCGCCGACGTTCTTGCTGGATGGCTTCAGCGCGCGGTTGACGCGGCATCAGGCGTTCTCCGACCAGTAGGTTTCGGCGTAGTCCTGCTCGGTCAGCAGACCCTTGCGGATGAACGCGCGCGTGGCGGCGTCTCGTGCGGCTTGGGGAATGTCTGACCAGCCCCGCTTTCGGGGCGCTGAGGAGGCGGTTCTCTGACCGCCCTGGACCGCGGGGGGCTGCCTGCCCTGTCCGTTGGTCCGCTCGCTCGGCGCATCTTCGCCGAAGTGTTCGGGAAATCTCTTCCGGACTTCCGCCTCAGCAGCCGCCAATTGCTCAGCGGTGCTGCCACCATTCTCAAACACTTCCTGCGCAGCTTCAAGAGCTACCTGACGAGCTTTTCTGTCGGTCGTCATCCAGGCGTGCTTGCGGCCGAACTCTTCGACGAGCGGGTCGGGCGCCCTGGAGGCTTCCCGAAGGTCCTGAGCAGCCCGAGCGGCCGCTTCCTCGTCGCCGGACTTGGCTGCCGCGGCGATCCTGGCCTCGGCGTCGGCGATAGCCTCGCGCCGGTTCTTCTCGATGAGCTGGGCCGCGGCGCGGTTGTTGCGCTCCATGGCCTCGCGCTGGCTTTTCAGCACGGCGGGCGTGGCCTTCAGGAAAGCGCGGGCGTCGCGCCACTTGTCAGGGTCGCCCTTCCACTTGTCCTTGGGCGTCCAGCCCATTTCCCCGGCGACTTCCTCCAGCATCACATGCGGGTCGGACGCCTCCGCTTCTGGCGTGACGACAGGATCGCCGACGTGAAGGGCCACATCCTCGCTGACAGGAACGTCGATATCTGTCATTGCTCGGCTCCCTCGAAGATCGCCATGATGTCGCGGTCCTTGATCACCCTGTACTGGCGGCCGTCGGGGCTGGCCTCTTGGGGCACGACCCCCGCGTACTTGGCGAAAAGGACGTGATCGCCCGGCTGCGGCTTGCGCGCGCCCTCGGGCCACTGGGCATAGTCGAAGGCCAGAGGCGACACGGCCACGAGGAGACCGCGCATCTGCGCCATGGCCTCCTTTTCGCCGACGTTTTCAGGGATGATGAGTAGTCCGGAAGGCGACGTGAGCGCCTTCTCCGCGGTCGTGATCACCACGTTGTATTCGGTGGGGCGGAAGCCCGGCTTGCATTCTTCAAGGCTCGGCAGATTCATTGCTCTTCACCCGCTTCCGGGTCCTGTTCATTAAGGGCGCAGAACGCCTCGTAGTTGGTCTCTTCGGCGGCGCGGTAGGCGTCAGCCCGCGAGCGGAGCTCCACCAGCAGGAGGGGGTTGGCCTCCCCCTGGTCCCAACTGGCCGCCGTCCATCCCTGGCGCTGGACCTCCGCCACCGCTTGAAGGGCCCGAAACACCCATTGGCTGACCGGGTTCTCCCGCCAAGCTAGGAACTCCTCCCTCGACGGCTGTCCCAAGGGCGAACGCGGCATTCACGGCTCCTTCCATCTGCGCCTCTCCGGTCTTCACGGCGGCGTCTGCTTGGTAGTTTTCGGCTTGCGCGAGGTTCCTGGCCGTCTCGCTCTCGGTCTTCTTCAGTTCAGCGACCATCTGCGGAGGGGGCGGCCCCGGCTGGGGCAACAGCTCCTCCGGATTGTCGATCTGCGCGGCTTCCAGGATGCGTTTCACCGCGGCCTGGGGGTTCAGGACGTTCGGGAAAGCCTGCGCTGTCTGCTGGATCACCTGCGCCTTGGCCAAAGCCTGCGCACGGGTGACGACGGATGGATCTGATACGGGGACGATGTCGTCGCCCTGAGGGCTGAAATCCGCCTGCAGGTCAGCCTGCGGGTCGTCGAGGAGCTGCTGATACTCCTCGGGGCTTCCCCATCTCGCCTGGCACTCGTAGATGGCCTTGAACTCGGCCTTCATCGAGCGATAGACGCGCTTGTAGATGGCCGTGAACGCCTGCAAGCCCTGCTCGATCAGGGCCAGGGTCGTCCCCACGGGCGCCGTGGCGGGCGAATCCCCGCTCAGTACGTCCTTGATGCTCGCCACTTCCTTGGCGGCGCCCAGCATCAGCTCAAGAAGCTGGAACGTGACCGGCGACGGGTTCGGAATGGTCCGCTCCCACACCGCGTTTTTGATGTCCTGGCCCGAGCCCGTGACGTACTTGTATTCGCCGGGCTGGAACCGCAGGGTGGTGGTCTGGCCGGCCCCCTGGAGCCTCAGGCCCGAGCCGATGAACCCTCCGCCCGCCGCCGCCGCCGTGGCCGCGTCGTTCAACTGGTTGATGCTGGTGTTGATCGCCTCGGAAATCTGGTCGAGCAGCTGGCCGAAGCCGATGGCGTAGAACTTCCCCTCCGGGCTCGGCATGAACGGAAAGGGGATGAAGTAGGTCCGGCGCCGGAAACCGATGACCTTGTCGTTCTGCTTGGAGCGCTTGATATCCCGCTCGTCGAAGTCGGGCTCGATCCGGAGGACGGCGTTGCTCTGCTCGTCCACGGTGATGATGTAGGGCTCGGCGATCCCGTCCCCGTCCAGGTCCTCAAGCCGGTACTGCTCAAGCTGCACCCTGACGGCCTGGTCGTCGTCGCCGTCCTGGGTCAGCTCGGTTTCCCGGTAGGTCCCGGCCGCCTGCTTCTCCCTGATCTCGTAGGGATAGGCGTCGTAGTCGTGGGTGATGCGGGGGGTCCGGCGCAGGGACGTGGTGTCCGACGCGACCGTGAGACGTAGCGGGTTGACGTAGTCGGAACAGACGCCGCGGTGAGGGTCGAAATAGACCTTCTTGAACGCCATGCCGGCGATGGGAAGCTGATTGAGGAGCGCATCCACGCCCTCTTCCCAATCCCCGTCCGTGCCGTAGAAGAGGTGGGAGTTCATCCACGTCTTGACGCGCTCCGCCCTGCCCTTCTTGGCCTGCCATGCGGCTTGCTGCTGCTGGAAGCCCTGCATGACCGCCTGAAACTCGGGCGGCGGGGGCTGATCGGGGGGAAGCTGCGGAAGCTGGGGTGGGACAGGGGGCTGACCCAACACCTTAACGCCCACGGCCTCGTCGCCTTTGACGATGGCGGGATAGGCCCTGGCCGCGAACTGCTGCGCCGCCACGGTCAGGATGGGGAAGTTGACCTGGCTGGCGTTCATCCAGGGGAAGGTCTTGGCGTCGCCCTCGTCCTGGGCCGCCCGCTTGATGGCCTTCTCGGTCTGGTCCCGCCAAGTCTGGTTGCTGGCCTTGTCCCGCTGCCAGTCCTCGACGACCTTCATCCCCAAGCTGGCAAGTTCGGATTCGGTGAGGAGATGGGAGATGTCGCCTTGGGCTTGGGCGAACTGCATCAGCCGGTCGGCTTCGGCCGGGGCGGCTTCCTCCTCCATCAGCTCGTCTTCGGCGAACTCGGGAGCGTCGGCGTAGAGGAGATCGGTCATTCGGGCGCGATCCGCGCAGACGCCTCGGCAAGCTTTCGCCGAACCCACGCCTTGCGCTCGTCTCCCTCAATGTCCGGCGCCCACGTCGAGAGAGCGCCGTCATCATAGGCGACTACAGCGGCGGCAACTCCACGCTCTGCCGCGAGCTTGATCTGCCGACGCAGGAACACGTCTGCCGTGGCGATGCTCGTGACCTTGAAGTTGCTGGCGTCGAGGTCGGCGGGATCGGACGGAGGGTCGGGAATCCTCAGGCGCCATTCGCCGCTGTTACCGTTCGCAGGCGTATCGCAGGAGCCACAGGCCACGCCGCCGTCTGCATAGTGATAGTGGGTGGTGCAGCCGCAGCTACACGTCCAAATCAGGCGCTTTTCTTCGCGCGCTTTGCTGAGATCGATTACGTCGGTCACGCGCAAGCCCGCTGCGGTATGCCCATACCGCTAGGCTCCCACAGCTTGGGCTTCGATCAACTAGGGGCGCAAGATTTAGTGGATTGCAGCGAGGAGCGGCGTAGCCCTACGCATCATCGCTAGCTTTCGCCTCGCGTCGCGCCTGTTGAAAGCCCTTGCGCCTAACTCCACAACACCGTCGCTAAAGCGCACCTCGAAAGCGCCGATGTCCGCTGTCGGTCGTTGCAGCCACCAGCGGGTCATCAATACCCCGTCGTCCCGCTACGCCCGCGCGCCGTCTCTTCCGGCTCCTCGGGCGGTGCTTCATGGATCGGCACGGCGAACGTCAGGGCCGCCGCATCGCCAAGGTCTGGCGAGAACCCTAGCCGCTCCCTGATCTTGTCCTTGGGCTCCAGCGTCAGTTCATTGTTGGAGCTCAGCCGCGTCTGACCAGGTCCCCACACCGGCGCCGTCTCGTCGGCGTGGAACGTGTCATCGTCCGGAACCTGAACGCCCCCCACGCTGTCGTACCAGTCGCGCTTGAGGTCCCACATCTCCGCTCGCCGGTTGGCGTATAGCTCGTCGCCGGTAGGGCCGATGCCGAGCGGGCTGGAGCCGAAGTTCACCGGGTTGACCCTGTGATTGTAGCCAAGCTCCACCAGCCGGTCATAGATCGGCGCGCCCAAGCCTCCCACGTCGATGTTCACGGTCGCGTCGGGGAACTTCCTGAGCAGGGCGACCACCTTGCCCGTGCAGATCATGGTGTCCTTCTCGGTCCACCGCTCGCAGACGTTCTGGCCCATCCTGCGGCCCCGCCGATCCAGGGCGCCCCAGGTGTCCTTGCCCCCGCCGGCCGGGTCTATGCCGATGATCAGCGGGCCAATGCCGAGGACGCTGGCTTTCCGGGCTTTGGCGACCTTGGCCGAGGGGATGAAGCTGTTGCCCGAGGTGACGAAAGCCTCTTGCGCGTTGGCTGGGTACTCTTGGCGGAACTTCCAGCAGGGCGTGTCGTCCGGCTCGCTGATGGCCGTCGCCATGTCCCGGTTCTTGACGTAGGCCCAATAGAGCTGTTCCCAGGTCAGACCATAGGTGCGGGCATACTCGTCCCAGCTTTCGGTGTCCTTGTCGCGCTTGGGCGGCGGCTCCCATCCTTCGGGACATTCGCGCTCGTAGTCTTCACCCCAGAACCAGGGGATGAAGATGGCCTCTTCGTCGCTGTCGCCTCGCTCGGCGGCCTTGTAGCGGCGCTGATAGACGTTGCCGATCCCGTTGGCGGTGGACTCTAGAAGCCGCTCGGTCCCCGCAACATCGGCGATGGCCTGGAACGCCCCGTCTATGTGCGTGTCAGCGTGAGGCCAGAAGCCCACTTCGGATCCATGGAAAAGCTGAAGGGTCGCTGAGCGCCCCACGCCCTTGGAGCCCGCGGTCGCCACCGCATAGCTGCAGTCGTTGTCCGCAAACGCCAGTTCCTTTGCCGAAGCCGCCTTGGTCGCGGGCTTTACGAACGGTGGAAGCTCGTTGTGGAACCGCTGGGCCATGCCGAACAGATTGTCGGTCGCGTCCTGCTCATGGGTGAGGATGAACGCCTTGAGCCCCTTCCCGCCCCACAGGCGCCAGTAGAAGCGGCCCTGGATATAGGTCGAGGCCCCAAGCTGCCTGCCCTTGAGGATGATCGCCCGAACCTTGCCGTTGGTCTTGCGCTGGCGCTCCAGCCGCTCGTGCAGATACTTCTGCGCCCGGTTCAGCTTGAAGGGGACCACGGCCCCCGTCTTGGTGCGGATGAACAGGCAGTTGCGGGCGAAGAACTCGAAGTCGTCCCGCAGGCGCAGGGCCTTGGCTTGAAGTTCGGGAGGGAGGGAGCCGTCAGGCATCACTTCCCCTTCTTCAACCGAGAGCCGGGTGGCGCTCGTTGGAAACCCAACGGGACGTCGTCCTTAACAGTCGTAACGGTCAGTTTCTCGCCCGGCTTCGGCCGTGGATGAAGAGGCGGCGGCGATGGCAGTCGGGGAGAACTATCGGTCAGGACCGCGTTCAGCGCGGCGTCTCGTGAACCGTGCTTCACCTTCAGCTTCTCAAGAGCCTTCAGGGCCTCAGGCGACAACCAGACAGTGACCTTGGCCCAGCCTTCGGCCTTACGCTTAGCGGCGTAGACGTCGGCGGCTTTGCGGCGGGATTCGGTGTTCACGTTACGCCGCCAGCTCGTGGCTGAGGGCGTTCAGGCCCGCCATGCTGTTCAGGAAGCGGCCGAAATCTTCGGCGGTAGGGGCTTCATAGTCCGCAGCATCGTCGCGAGCCCAACGGGGCAGGCGAGACTCCAGCAGAGCGGCGGTGATTTCAACGTTGTGACCTTGCGCCAGAAGGATGGCGGCGCACTTGGCCCACTCGACTTCGCCGTATGCAGGGCGGGAGTAGGCGTCGCGGGTTTCGCGCATCACGTCGGCGACCTGGAGCTGAACGCGGGCTTCGGCGAAGTTGATGATGGTGGCGGTCATGGCGTCGTCTCCGTCTATGACCACAATATGCCAGCACATAGCCATACATGCAAGCACATATTATGTGCCATCACATCAATCGGCGCTCGTCAGCCATTCGCGGATGCCGACCTGGCCTGAGTGCTCCAGTTCAACCTTGTCGCCGTACTTCTTGGGGGCCAGCTTGGCGGCCATCCATTTGCGGGCGTCGATCCTCAGGCGTGAGCGCTGGATGTGCTCGCCGTTCGCAACCCAGCCCGCGTCTTCCTCACCACGACGTTCCATCCAATCGTTGCGAGCGTCGTCGGCGATCTCAAGGATTTCGTCGAAAATGGTTTCCGCCTGGGCCTCGCGCGCGTGCGCGTACTGCTGCCGGAAGGCGTCGTACCGCTCATCCTTGCTGGCGAGCCAACGGTGGACGGTTCTCGCGTCCGGATATCCATCATCCCCGCAGATGGTCCGCAGGCTTTCACCCGCAATCAGACGGGCGCAGATGTTGTCTGCTATCTCCTGCGTGAAGCTTGAAGGGCGACCAGTCATCGCTCTCTCGTTCCTTAACTCAGCTTGCGAGGATTGACCGGGTTAGAATGACCCTTGGCGCGCCCGGTTGTGAATCCCTCATCCTCGCCGTTGATATCCATCACCTGCTGGTATGGGCCTGACGGAGGAGAACCCGCGCCGTGTTGGATTACTTGCCGCGCATCCCCACCATGCTGATGGCTTTGCGCTGGCCGACGTTGTTCATGAGCTTGACCACGCTCGCCGGCAGGGCGCTCTTGCGGGCCGGGCCGACGCAGCCGTTGTTGGGCTTGCAGTTCATTCGGTCTTCTCCTCTTGGGGCTTCAGACGTTCGCGCATGGCTTCGGTCTTGGCCTTCAGGTCGATGAGCTTCGCCTTGATGTCAGCGAGCCTCGGGTTGGGCTTGCGCTCAGGCATCGGGTTCGGGCTGCAGTTCGACGGGGTGGTTGAGGTAGTCCCGCAGCGCGCGAAGGGCGACCACGCGAAGATCGTCCTTAGCCACCGGAACATGCTTCTCCCCCTTGTTGTCCGTGAGGTGTTGCGCGGCCTCGTAGACCGCGGCGCCCAGCGGCGAGAGGAACCTTTGCTCGATGTAGAAGGCTTCCTTCTTGCTGCTCACGGCTAGCTCCGGATCGCGACCACGGCGTAGGTCTGGGCCGCCGTCGGAGTGATGGGAGAGCCCGTGACGTTGGCGAAGGTGATCGCCAGGGTGTTGGCGGCGCTGACGCGCTGGCCGACGATCCCGAGGCCCGCCTGGGCGGTCGGCTTGTTCACGAACACCTTGTCCGCCGTCGTCAGGCCGGTGACGGTGAAGGTCTGCTCCGCCGTGGTGTTGGCCGCGACTTCGGCCGGCGTCAGGCTGGGCGCATAGACGCGGATCTGAGTGATGGCGGTCCCTGACGCCCCGACCGCGAGGGACGTGGACGCGCTTACCGTGGTGGCGGTTACGGCGCCGGTGACGTCACCCGTCAGGTTGCCGGTGAAGCCGTCGGTGACGGTGACGGCGTCGAAGTTGGTCGTGCCCATGTGGAAAGGTCCCTAGGTGGTTTCATCCGGGGGACTTTCCGTCCCTTCGCGCTCCTGGATCGCTTGATCCAGTTCGGCGATGGCTTGGTCGATATCGGCCACGTTCTGCCCGTAGCCGGGTTGGGTGGCGCGGGCCTCACGCTTCCGGCTCAGGTCGTCCCTTCTGATCTTCAGCGCGTCGAGAACGTGATCGGTCATGGTGAGGCCCTCATCCGATTGTCCGTCAGGTCCGGCTTCGATCAAGGGGCGCTCGCTCATCATTTGCAGGGCGCATCACCCGGAAAGGGGCCTTCCCTTCCCTCTCAGGCGGGGGCAACAGCTCTCGCAGCCTCGCGGACCTCTGGAACCGATCCGGGGCGGGATCGCCCATCACAAGGGCCGTGACGTTGCGTCGAGCCTGCATCAATCTGCCCTCCCACCCCGTAGGATGTCTGTGGAGCCTGCCCTTCCTGTCGCCGGCCTTTGCTCCGGAATCGGCCTGCCGATCTCTTCCGCCCACGCCCGGCGCTTGGCCTGGTAAGCCGCCTGAAGGCTGGCGAGGCTCGGAAGAACAACCGGCTCCTGTTCCGGTCCCCATTCCCAGGTCATCGAACCGGCCTCAGCGGTATGACCTCGGCCGCGAACGCCTGCATCAGCCGCTTGTGGGCGATCACATGGGATATCGCGATCACGTTGTCCGTGGCGTTGCACAGGATCGGAGCCTGTCCCTCACGCATCTGCTGTCTTGAGCATCCGCATTGGGTGCAGAAGGAGGAGAGCTGGTCGAAGGTGTGGTAGGTCATGCCGCAGCCCTCCGACTACGTCCCAGCGCCGTCCGCATCGGGATAGCATGGCGTTCGCACATGGCCTTCAGCGGGCCGGGCTTCGGGAAGAACTCGCTATCCGCCGCGGCGACGTAGTCCTCCACGCCGCGCTTCAGAGCCTCCAGGGGAAGGTCCCCAAGCGCCCTGGTGTAGAACCCCCAGAACGTCCGCCACTCAGCCTCCGAGCGGTCCTGCACGCCGTAGAGCGTGACCATCGGGGTGAGGACGCCGATCACCGCCTTGGGCCCGCAAGGCTCGCAGTGGCGCTCAAGGGCCGGCAAGGTTTGGCGGATCTCCGCAAGCGCCCCTTCGTCCTGGCGCAACTCATCGACGGCGAGCTGGAACGGCATGTGCCTATCCGTCAGCCGCTGCCACAGCCCCGGCGAGCATTCGGCCGATGCGGTCATCGCGAGGGGTTTGGATTCGATCAGGGCGGTCATGGGCTTTGCGGGGGGGCTTGGCGTTGCGTAGCCAGTTGCGGAAGGTGGCGGACCAGTCGGACTTGGGGGTCCCGAACGTGTGGTCCCGGAACTTCGCCAACTCGCGCTCGATCTCGCCGGGGGAGAACCCTTCCGCGGCCCCAACGGCCAGGTCGTCCGACGTTGGGCGCCAATCCGCCGGACAGCGACGGGAGGCCCTTACGCGTGCGGGTAGTTTTCCCGAAGAACCGTTAGGTTCTGAGGGTTTGGAAGGGGGTGTGGGGGGAACCTTTGTCTCAAGGGGGTCGTCCGACTCGGACGATGTCGGCCGACGTCGGACGATTTCGAGCGATTCACGACGCTTGGCCTGATAGGCGCGGTCCCGCTCCTTTCTCGCCTCCACCTTCGCTTCCAGGTGGGCGAGGTCTTCCCGTGCCGTCGCGATGACCACGGCCTGGTCAAGATCGAACCGGCTTTCGTAGGCAGCGGTTTCGATGCGCTCTAGCGCAGCGCGCAAGGCTTCGCCAGTGACGCCAAGCTCCATCAGCGCGAACACCGCATCGGTCACGGGCGTCTTCACGCGACCTCCTTCACCCAATTGGGCTGGGCCTCGTAGGTCTGAAGCACGAAGATTGCGCGGACGACCTGGCGCAGCTCGTCGAGGGCTTGGGCGGCCATCTCGGCGCGCTTGGCTGGATCACCGTTCAGTTCTGGGTCGGCCAGAATTTGCCGGTGAACGTCGTGGAGGATGCGACGCTCTTCCTTCAGCCGACTGATGGCGTGGCGTATGCTCACGGCCTCCTCCCGCGCCAATTCTGTTCGCGCCACGCCTCTTGCAGGGTCTTGCGGATACGCAGCCAGTTGCGCTCGATTTCCCCTGCAAGCTTCGAATCCGTTGGGGGCTTGAGGTTGACGGGGGATGGTTTCATGCGGCCACCGCGCCAACACTGATGGGCTCAATGAGCACGAAAACCTTGGGGTCCTTTGTCGGACCAGCGGCCGACCATTCGACAGTGCTTCGCTCGCAGTCCGCGTCGTCGCGGATTACGCCAGCCGCTTGGATGGCGTCGGATAAGCTCTTGGGCAGGTTCTCTACATCCCTCCGACGCCTGTCTGGGCGCTGGGCGACATACGTAATGTGATATGGCCCCTCGATACGCCGACCGGCCGCGCTGAGCTTCGCCTCCCACTCGGCAAGCTTGCGCCATGAGCGGTACTTGGCCGAACTAATGCGCCGCCCCTCAGCCACCGTGGTGTTGTGGTTGCTGGTAGGCGGGTAGCTG